TATTTTCAAATACGGTTTTAAGTTGAGCAACGCGCTCTGGGTCCGGCTGACCAGTAGGCTCCGCAGGTACAGTTTCCAGAGTAGGCGCTTCGCCCTCTGCCGCTGGAGGACGCACTGTTGTAGTCGTGCCTTTATTAAGTTTGTCTATTTCTGCGGCGGCGTCTTCAACGGCAAGTTCTCGTTTGGCTCTAGCGGCTTCTCGCCCACCACCTAAAGCACCCAAACCAAAACCGGCTGTACCTTCAAGCGTAGCTGCACCCACTACACCACGCATAGTAGGAACGTCAAAGCCTTCTCGTTGCAAAGCTACGTTCTGAGCGTATTGTTCTTGCCCACCCTCGGCGGCTTCGCCAGCAAATTCTTTTGCGCCTGTTAAAGCACCTTGCTTAGTAATACCGCGTTTAGCGGCTAACTCAGTGGCTTCTCTAGTCGCAATATCCACCGCTTCAGATTTCGCCCCTTTAGCAGCAATTTGTCTGGCTAGCTGGCGAGCGGCGGCGGGTTCAAAACCAGTAGTTGCGCCAATAGTGCCGAGTGCAGCACCACTCAAAATAAGCCCGAGGTTTTTACCATCGTAGTCTTGGGCCAACTTAGCGCGAGCTTCTATCTGCTCAGGCGGCATTTTGGTTTTGGATAACTCTTCTTTGACCGCGTCGTAGATGGAGCTTTTGACTGTACCCGCACCCATAGTCGCACCGACACCGGCAGCTAGACCTGAACCCACAAGCACGGGTGCTCCGAACAATGTTGCACCAAGACCGGCAATGATGGCTGGGGCTGATGTGCCAAGTGCGTTGGTAACGAGGTCTACGGGGGCAACAGAAAATGCCTTGAGCGCCGCTGCAATTTGATCGCCCACGCCTTTGTCCTCGGCATCCTTCATAATGCGAGCGACTTCTTTGGAGTCTTTCTTAGACTGAGCACTGTAGAGCGCACCAATCCAGTCTTCCGCCCCTTTGAGGTTTTCAGAGACTTCGTTACCCGCACCGAATGCGTCGGCAATAAGCCGTACGCCGGTAACCGCGCCAGCCCCTATCTTGAGTGGGACGTCCGCTACGCTTCGCAGGATTGACTGGTCTTCTGGGCGTTCTTCTTTTTGTACAAAAGGGTCAACAATATTTAGGACAGGCTGCGCCGCAAAGGGATCAACGATACCCCTCCGCTGCGGTTGTTGCGCCTCAAACGGGTCGATGATCGGCATGAGGAACCCTTACTTGTACTTGGAGTTGTAGTATGCCGCCAAATCTGCGTCAGAAACACCGGGGTTAGCTTTTCTCGCCGCGTCCATAAACACTTGCATAGACGGCTTAGCGGGAGCACCGGCAGCGGGAGCACCGGCAGCGGGAGCACCAGAACCACCCATCAAGCGGGCTGTTTCTCGTAAAATTTTCTCAGTACGGTATTTTTCAGCAGCAGGGGCATCTGTTTTTTGCAAGTCCCTGTACTTTTTGTCCATCATAATTACGTCATCCACGGCCTTAGTCGCTTTCTCCCTAACACCCTGATCTAGCTTAGCCCCAGCAGCTTCTACCCGTGCTTCGCCCGGATATCGACCCAGATCGCTTGCTGCTTGTTGAGCAGCCTTAGACATAGTTGCGGCATTAGGGGGTTCTCCAGCCTCCAGAGCGGCGGCGTAACGAATCTTAGTCTGCTTGTCCAAGTCCGTCGGTTTTGCGGACGCCGCTGCGCTGGTAGCAGCTTGCACATCTTGACCCCGGATAGTGGTTTCCAACTGAGCAATTTTCTCCTTCACACCAATTGTGCGCTCCAGAGCTTTCTCCGCTGATGCTTTGCCCTTCTCATAGCTGTTTTCGGCCTTGGCAATCTGTCCGTCTTGACGTTGCTGGTCGGCAGTGGCAAGTTGAATTTCTGAGGCACGCAGAAGGCGGCTAGCTTCACGAGCTTCTTTTTTAGCTTTTGAGGCTGCTTGGCCCCCTTCAATACCGGCGTTAGCAAGCCCAGCAACAAGGCCACGACCCTTCAACATACCTGCGGCTGCGGCAAAATAGGCTTCGGCGGGGATATCACCTTTAGCATCAAGCGCTTTACGTTCTGCGGATATTTCTTTGGCTATAGGAGCCAGAGCGCTCTCACCGTACATAGCTTTTATCCCGGGCAATGCCGCAGTAATGCCAGCTTGCCGTTCTTCGGGAGTGTTTGTAATTTCTTTATCGCCCAAAGCGGAAAGACTTTTTAGCGTGTCCTGCAACCCACCACGAGCAAACGCAACAACACCGCCGCCAGCCATACGCTCAGCCATATCGGGGGTTACAGTACTGGCCAAGCCGTTCTTCAACGAAGCCTGAAAGCCCATCTCGTCTTGGATAGCTCTAATTTGCTCAGTATCCCCACGGGCTTGGGCTGCTGCCAGAGATTGCTCTAATTGTTTTGGAGACAGTGAGCCAACGATGTCGGCTACATTTTCAGCGCTGTCTACACCGCCACCGCCAGCGTAAGCCATACCGCCTTCGGCCATAAACTTAGACAGGCCATAGCCAGCCATGCCGAGTGAGCCCAACTGCTGAGCCATACCGGGTTGAGCTTCGTATATCTGCGAGGTGGACTGTTGACCAAGCGGCAAACCACGGATCATGTCGGACATGAAGCCCAACTGCTTGTATGGATAGTTCTGCGCGGTTTGGAAGTCTTGGTAAGCTTGCGACAGACCTTGTTGTTCCAGCGCCTGCTGTTGACCGCCGTAAGCTGACTGGAGCTTGTTGATGTCCATGCCTTGAGCAAACTGCTGACCACCGAGCGTACCCATTTGACCAGCACCCTGAAGCGCGGTCTGGAGACCCTGCATGCCGTAGCCAGCGCCGTATTGTTTGGACTGCTCCGAAAGCTGCTGCGCCTGCATGCGGCGAGCTTGGTCTGCATTAAATTGGTTTTGCGCCTGCTCGTAGGAAGACTGAAGACCTCTAGCTTGGATGTCGCCTTTTTGGGTAGCTAAATTTCTCGCTGCCTCGGCCTGCATAATGGCCTGACGGCCCCCACCAAAAGCACCGGACTTGGTTGCTTGACTGGCTAGCTGCGTACCGGCAATGTCGCCTTGGCGTTGGGCTTCACGCTGCTGAATATCGACCACATTCTGCATGTACGGAGACATGTACTGCTGTGCGGAGTCCCCACCAAACTGGCCTGCTTGGAACTGTGTTGGGTCGTATTGAGAACCGAGAGCGCCCATCGTGGCTGCGCCAGCCAACTGCCCACCAAGACCCGTCAGGCCAGAGGTCTGCATACCGGCGGCTTGCTGTTGAGCTTGCTGCTGCAAAGGGCTGAAACCAGCGATGCGGTTGGCTTCGTAAGGCTTGTATGGGTTCTGGCTTAAATCCGTAAGGGCACCAGCTTTAGCCAGCGTGTCTTTAGCGTAGCCTCTAGCCCACTCAGGCAGTTCAGAAACTTGAGTCTGTGAAGAAGATGGAGCAGGTGAGCCGCCACCATCACCATAAACAACCCGGCCACCCTCTTTGCGAGTGACAGAATCTCCAAGGGGTTCGCCAAATGCGTAAAGTTGCCGACGTGAATAGCTCATAGCTCATCCTTAAAAAACTTCTGATACGTCACGCTCTGCGTTGTGTACCCGTACTTATTTGCTGTGTTGCGCCACCCCGGACGCCCAATAAATTCAATCCCAGTGCAACCTGCATCCTTGGCAAATCTTGCGGCCAAGTCCTGCATGTGATCTTCTACCTTCTCCAGAGTACCTATCTCCATAGCGCAGTACTGGACAACCAGCATTTTGCACTGTGGGTACTGCTTAATCTCTGTAATGGTGTGGCCCAAGATCGTATTGTCTTCCACAACCACCCACAACTGCATCTGACCGTTGACGATAAACCTGACAAGATCATCAACCCCGGCACGCCCTTTTGTCCATTCCGCCGAAGTTTCCAAGTGGGGCATCAGCGCGGGTAGCGTTGCATACACCTGTCCCATCGGGACTAGAAACATGTTCATGCGGGTAGGTACTTAGCCGAGCGGCTGTTAGCTGCTACCTTGCCTTTACCCACTGTCTTCTTACGAGCTTTTTGAACCCTGTCCATCATGGCGTACAGCTTACGAGCACCAGCCTCAGTCGAGCCGTTACCTAGTTTTTTAACCGCTTGTGGTGAAATTATGGTTTCGCCGTCAGCAATACGCGCTGGCTGTCGTTTGCCAATGGTTGCTGGCACGCTGTCAGAAACGCCGTCGCCTTTGCCTCGTACGAGATTGCCGCCACCGGAATAACGACCGAGATTTGCAGGCTGTGCGTTTTTGCCCAAAAGTCGTTGTTCCATTGCAAACAGTTCTTGTGCGCCTGCATTGGTAGACCCGTTGCCGATCTCCGAGGTTATTCTGGCCGGAACAACAAAGGCACCGTCAGGGAGTTCCGCTACGCCATCGCCGGGGCCACGCAGAAGTCTGCCGCCATCGGAGTAGTCCCCAAGATTAGCGATACCGCCTTGGGCCAGCGCAGGAGTGCCTTCGCTTTGACCGCTGATGTCTCCACCGCCAATGCCTTCACCTATGCCTGCGGACTCGCCGGGGATACCCACCCCTGTATTCGGACTGCTCATGGCGGCTTGCAGTGCGTTTTGTTCGGCCCTTGACCCGCCCCCGTACGAAAGATTGGCTGGGTCGTATCCACGCGCTATAGTACTCATTCTTTCAACAAATTCTGGGAATAAATAATTTTGGGCCATACCTGCTGAGGTAAGCCCAAAACCTTTTTGGCCTAACTGAGTAATGCCCGCCATTGTTGGGTTTTCAGCGTAATAAGCGGCTTTTTCAGCATCGCTCATTTTGTCCCAACCACTTTGAACTGCGTCAACGCCACCAGCACTGGCCCCAGAAATACCACCAACAGGCGAAACCATCGTGGCTCCCTCGCCACCCTTCTTGGTGTACATCTGCGTAACGGGGTCGTAGGTATAGCTGTCAACTTCGCCGCCTTCGGCAAATTGCGGTTGGCCAGCGTAAGGAAGCATATCTCGGCTGATTGGTTGTTGGTACGGAGTTGCGTATGCGCCTGTAGTTATATCGGCCTGTGGGTAGCCAGTGTTCATGCCAATTGAATTTGCGTCGGACATGGCTTCTACTGGCCCGCCGGATGCAAAACCGTATAGCTTTCTAGCCGCGTCGTTGTCAATTGGCCTGTACATCGGGTTGAAATACTGCCGTTCTTTACCAAAGTTTTGGCCTTGGTTGTTATACCCGGGCACGTCAGGGGGAGGTGTGGGCGTCAGCGCTCCGGCATCAAACTTATATCGCTGACCCATATTGGCGTCAGACTTAATCTCTGGCTGTTGGGTAGTTGTTTGCATCATCATTGGAGCCGCTGCCGCGAGTCCAGCCATACCCAAACCTTTAGCCCCGCCAATTTGGGACATAAAAGCGTTACGGCCAGCTTCAGAACCTAGCCCTGTAATGCCAGCACCCGCGTTGCTAAAATTAGCTGCTGCGTTTCCAAACATACCCGGCGCGGCGGTTTCAGCCCCTCGGGCCAATAGCAAATCTTTAGCGTTGGCCGCACTCCCCATAGCCGTTTGAGAGGCCGCATTTCCGGCTATAAGTCCTTGTGTAGCCCCCGCACCCGCAAGAGCAGAACCAAGACCAGCACCACCATAAGCGCCAAAGCCAGCCATTAGACCTTTTTTCAGACTGCCTGTAGCCAGTCCGTAACCGCCGCCGGTTATCAAGCCAGCCATAAGGGGAGATAAAGCGCCCCCAGAAGCGACGGTCAAGCCCCCGCCAATAAGCATGGGCAGCAGAGACGACAGAAAGCCTGCCTCTGGCAGACCTGTTTCTGGGTTGATTGTGAGAGAACCGCCGTGAGCCATCGCAAGTTGCTGGAGGCTTTTTACTTCCCCGGGGGCCATGTGGACCAGCATGGAGTCCGGTCCGCGACCAAGCGAAGCGAGTCCTTGTGCAGATTGTTGGTTCATGGAATCCTCTGAAATCGGGGGTGGGTCGAGTTTATCATAATGATGTCTTTATGCGAAGCATTTGACTCGTAGCTTGCACGCCATCCTGCGTGTCTCTGTACACATCGCCAAGCCTTAAAGTAGCCAGATCGGCGTCAGTTGGGAGCGTGTTTAAATCTAAGTTCAAGCTGGAACCCTGCATAGCGCCGGGGTTGTCCAATTGATTGAAGTACAGACGCAAAGCGTTAAGCAACGCTGCCATAAATTGAGCATCGTACTCAACCGGTGCAGTCGGCAAGCGCGGAGCGCGTACTAAGGGGTTGCTCATGCTTACCTTCTGCCGTCTGGTCGTACTTCAATACGGGGAACCCCAAGCTGCCAAGCTGTGCCGAGCGTGTCAGAGCCAACTTTGAACGCCATCTGACGCCCCCGAATCCTGACATAGACCTGTTCGGTAAATTGCTGTACGTTGTACGTACGTTGTCCGGCGTAGCTCACAGTGCTCACCACTTCGGGATTGTTTGAGTTGCCGTAGTTGGAGCCGGGGAACTGCCGAGGTCGGACCGTGAAGTCCAGCGCAGGAGCATTAACCGTGGAGCCGTCAAACGTCACGTCAGGGATGAGCCTCCAGACAAACCCAAAGTTGTGCCCATCCCCGATGTCAAAGTCCGAAGACTGCACATACGCAGTAATTGGTGAAGGTGGGTTGGTCGTGCCGTCATCCACACCAGTCTCGTGATACACAAGCTGATTGCCGTAGGTGGTCGCCATAGGCTCCACACGCAGAGGACTGTCCAGCCAAGCAGTGCGGTTTAACGTGCCGTAGTACCAGATGCGCTCAAGGTAGTTGTACACCACGTACTTGTCGATGGTGTCGGAATTGGCCGAGCAGTAGTACCACCAGACCTCATTGAACCCCTCGTTTGTGCCAGCAAAGAACTGGGACGCTTGCGACATATTGATGTCGTTGTAAACATAGGAGCGCAGTGTGCAGGGCAGCGTTTCAACGCGACCGGAATACATGTAGAACTTGTCCACACCCATCCAGTACGTGATGTTGTTGGCCGTAGCCGCTGCGTTCTGACTGGCAATAGATAGGTTGTCGGCAAGAAGCTGAAAACCCCAGACAAACGGAGCGCCCAGATACTGCATGGAATAAATCGCGGAGTCTGTCCAGACCAAAATCTCCTGCCGAGCCTGCATGGCGGTTACGATCTGCGAACCGTGGCTAAGTTGGTAGCTACCCGCTTGATTGGTAATAGCCGGTGTCCACTGCGTGTAATCTTCTTGATCTGACCAGCGTATCAACATTGGGTTTTGTACGGCGGAACCGTAGTCGTTTACACCAAAACCAATGACAAAACGTGAGGCGTCCGACACCATAACTACGTTGCAAAAGTCTGGGGTGTCCCCCGTGGTCAGCAGAGTACCCCGGTCAAAAATGTTTGGGTTGGCGTTAACCTCCCACAAATACAGGCCACCACCCCTTGGATTAAAAATTAAGTCCTCGCCATAGTTAGACTGACTCCACAACCGAAGCTGAGTACCAAAACCAACACCGGCGGGAGAGGGTGAGCCCCAACCTGTGCTTGTATACCCTGTGTTTATACCGCCCCAGCCGCCGGAACCCCAACCCACGCTGACTGTAGAAACATCCGAGCCGGTTGTGATTTGGTACGCACCAACGGTAGCGCTGCCGCCATTACCAACATCCGAAGCGTTTGCTGCAACGGTAGAGGTGATTGTGTAGACGTTATTGCTGGTGACGGACGCTACTTGATACTCTTTATTAAGCACGGTGGCGGTAATTACCCCGCCAAGGCTGACCGCGCCACTGTATGTAACAAAGTCTCCAGCCTGCGCTCCGTGCGCGGCATCGGTAACTGTCAGGGTGGTTGAGCCGTTGGTGGCGGCAAAAGTTACATCACCAGCAGCCGTGGTGCTGCGAATTGGGGTGATGTCGTAAAAAGTGCCGCCAGTGCCGTTCTGGATATAGAACTTGAGGTTTGTGCCAACGCCCAACAGGTTGTAGCTAGACAGCGTGATCCAGTTCCACAAAGACCGGCAAGTACCCCAGAACGAACCCGTAGGAGGAGCCAGCGCAGCATTAGATGTGCCAGTGTCGGCAACCCAGCCGCCAATTTTCTCCGCCGAGCCCGAGCGAAAGCGCACTTTGTCGCTTTCAAACCAACCGCCTTCATTGGCAAGGGTGGTGGACTCTCGGTTTACACCGGGCCGGAACTGGAGTTTTTGGAGTGGCATAATTCATTTTCCCACGTATCAGGCAAAAGGTCGAGTGCCTGCTTTGTCAATGATAAGCGCCTGCCTGCGCGGAGTTCCGTCCGGTGTGTTTGTCACACTGATATGCGTCCAAGCATCAAACTCACGGATGATTTGGTCAAAGGGTAAACCCGCAGCAATAACTGCGCGTACCACAGCATCAGGAGTCATTCCGGGAACACGGAAGTCACAAGCGGCCCCAATCCTATGCTGAGAGGTGTCTTTGGAGCCAACGCTGTCGTTGACTTGTTTTGACCGAAAGGCGCTGTTGACCATGATGGGTTTGCCATCCAGCGCTTCTTTGACTTGCTCCAAGAACTCGGCAAGTCGTTGCAGGTTGGCAGTCTCGGCTTCGTTTGGCGTGTTGTCAAACTGACGGTGGCTGGTAGCGGTCAGTTCCGCAAGGGTGAAGTGTGGTGTCATTTGATTGCCGGAGCCTTAGAAAGAAGGTCTGTCTTGGCCTGTGAGCCAGCAGAGGAGCCAAAGTAGTAAGCAATGATGCCCGTCCAAGCGGTGGACAAACTGCCCAGCATCATCAAGATCGTTGGGTTGCTGCCGTCAACCTTGCCGAACAGCATCATGCCCAAAATGCCAAAGAACCCAACAGTGATGATTGCAGCCAGTGCAGGTGGCACGATTGATCTTGTAGCGGCCTGCATGTCACGCGCAGACTTCCTGTCTTCTACAGACAGCTTTTCAAAGTTGAGGCCAAGCTCCTGCGCTTGTTTTTGCAACTCGATTTCGGCCATTTTGACTTGAGCAATTTGCTCGGCTGACAGCTTGTTGCTGGAGATCAGGTCGCCTACCTTGTCTGGGTCCACGCCGATTGCCTTGGAGATAGCCGAGACCGCCATCCCCGCCAGTGGACCGCCCATTGCCGTGGCAATTGTGGGCGCAATTTGTTTAAGCCAATCCATTACTGTTTACTCCTTGAAAGCATGGTTGCTGCGATTTGAAGCATGGCGCGGGTGTTGTCCATGTCCTCGGGCTGAGTAGCCCATCCGACTGTGATCTGCCCAACAAACCTGCCCGGCTCCGGCGGGACACTGATACGGCACGTGTAGGTAACGCCCTTGGCGATGTACCACAAGCCCATTTCCGACTGCGCTGATTTGTACTCGCTGCACGGAATCTCGTTCGCCATGAGCTTGACCACATCAGAGTTGTTGCCTGCGTTCTGTGTAAACAGACCCACGTCCAGCCCGTCGTTTGTTTTGTCCCTGCCGTCTTTGGCGTAGGCCCGGTGCAGAATGCGCGTGCCAAACATCGAGTTCACTTTGAAGATTGCGACTACCTGAGCACCCGACTGTTTAAACAAGTGCGCCGCTGCGTCTTCTACGCGGTCTTCGGCAATGGACGGAATCTTCTTGGACTCCTTGTACGCCCCTATCAACAACTCTTGGTTTGTATATACAAAGTAGCCTGCAAACGTGAGGACTGCCATGAGCACCATTGCAAAGAGACGGAAGGGGCTGCTGACATACGCCAGCACCTTGTCAACTAGGTTTAAACGCTCGTCGCTCATCTTTGCTGCTCAAGGATGCCAATGGTGAAATACAAGATCACCCCGACCAAGCTGAAAAAGATAACCGCCAGCAAGGTCAACTCAACAACCTCGTCAATCTCTTGCTTGCGCTTTGTTGCTGCCTCACGCTCCCGCCGCGCATCATGTGCAGACTCTACATCCAACGCTGCTGCTCTGGACTTGATCTTGTTCCAGACGTCTATCTTGCCGGACTGCATAAACAGAAGCTGCAACTCATCCTCGAAGCGCTTGGCCTGATCCAACGCCATTTCAATCTGGATGGCCGTGCCCATTGATGATTTGGACTTCTTGGCCTGAACAACCGCCTTGGTAGCCGTGGACTTGGCGTCAAAGTACTTGCCCAACACAGGGCCGAGCGAGGACACATCGTCAACAGTCTTGCTGACCTTCTTAATAAGCGCAACTGCTGCCTGTATACCTGCTAGCGCTGTTAAGGGGTCAATCACTTTCCGCTACCTTCTTAGGTTCAGGTTTTCCTTTTTCCCTCCACCTCAAGCACCAGACCTCTTTGCGGTCAGATGACCATGACCACCTCACGCACTCAAATACGGGCGCGAGAGCTTGCGCCACTGGGGGTGGAGGCGGCAGAGCGTCCATGCACGTTAGACCTTGCCTTCAGAAAATACATTGACAAATACTGTGCCATCCTCAAGCGCTTCAATTTCGTGCCACTCTGCTGCCGTCAGGTTCACCGGCTGTGTGTCTTTTGTCATCACAAGCTCACGGCCTTCTTTGCGAACCACGCAGCTACCAGCGTGACACATGGTCAAGTGAGCGTAAATATGCTCGTGGCGCGGCAAGCCTTGACCTTTGTTGCAGTGGTAAACATTCATCACTGCTCCGTCATAGGTGACCATGTGCATTGGCCCTACTTGAATCATAGCGTTTGTGAGCCTGTCGTTGTTGGCTGATTATTTTCAGGCTCTGGCGGGGCAACATACTCACCAATTGCGCCATAAGCACCAGCAACAATATCGGCAAAGATGGCGCGGCCATGCGCCTCAACATCGTTTTGGTCAGCAGTAAATGGCAAGACTTCAGCGCCAAATTGTGATGTTGTAATCAAGCAGTCAATTGTGGTGTGCGCCGCGTTTGACCAAACTGGGTTTGTCAGTGATGTAAGTGCTGCGTGCATAATTTTCCTTTTTAAACTGTACGTAGAAATAAAGTAGAGTTGCGCGGGGTTTCGCCACAAATAACTGAGTTATTGCTACCCATTGCTCGCCAAGTACCAGAAACACCTGCGCCAGCGCCACCACTTGTTATTGTGTGTTGAGAAGTTTGGGCAAAAGAGGCATTACTCCTTGCAAAACCAGCATAAGCCAAACCGCTTCCAGCATAAGTTGTCCCGGCAGCAAAGGCTGTAGTGCCGCCAGAACCCCCTAAATACGCATAAGTACCGACTGCACCCGCTGTAGCTCCCGCTGTTGCCGCTAACACAGTTGCAGTTGTAGGCGCTGTTGCCGCCGTTGTTTGCGTGGTGGAATCCCCGAAGGTAATGCCTGCTGATGTTAAGATTGCCATCTATATCTCCTTTAAGGTGTGCCGCCAGCGGTAATATCCGCCAACGCAATTAGGTTACCCGAAGCGTCCATTGACGCAATTGTTGTTGCGCCGTACTTAAACAACAACTTACCGCCTGACTCTACGATTGAGAACCCCGCCGTAACCAGTGTTGTAGCTGCCGCTGCCGTTGTAGCGTTCGTTGCGTTGGTTGCCAGTGTGGCCGTTGCTGCGTTACCGCCGATGCTTAGACCTGCCGCTGTGCCAGTAATGTTTGTACCAACCAAAGCCGAGGGTGTACCCAAAGCAGGAGTTACCAGCGTAGGGCTTGTGGCAAAAACCGCTGCGCCCGTACCTGTTTCGTCAGTGAGCGCACCTAGCAGTTGAGCAGATGTAAACGAGCCGAGAGAAGTGACGGTGCCAACTGAAGTGATTGCGCCGGTCAGGTCGGCTGCGCTTGTACTGTAAAAATTAGTTCCGTCACTAAACACCAATACCTTACTACCCGCAACTACCGCAATCCCCGTGCCTGCTGCGGTTGTGTTGCCCAACACCGTGGAGTTGTAGATTGTCGCTGTGTAAGCGGTGGTGTTGTAGATGATGTAAGTCTTCTCTTGCGGCGGAGCGTAGACGGCGAAGTTGGCGGTGGTTGTAGTGGTCAGTGCAATGACAGCGTTTCGCGCTTGGTCGGGCGCACCGTCCAGCGCAGTGAAGGCTTGGTTGGCCGAGGTAACGGACACCGACACATACCCCGCAATAGACGACTCAATGATCGTGCCGAGGTTGGTGTTGGTCGTGGTGTTCCACGTACCGGCCTGTTCGCCAGCGCCAATCAGTTCAATCCGCAGTGAGGGTGAGTAGGTGCTTGCCATGTTAAATACCTTTAGTCAATTTTGCCACGGTTTGCTCCAACGCGACAACTCTTTGGGCCAATTGAATACAAGCCACCAATGCGGCGTTGCCGTAAGCTACGGACAAAGTGCCGTCCTCACCAGCCAAAACAGCCTGTTCCAGCAAGGCTTGCAGCGACTGCGCCGAAACACCGACCTGCGTTGCCTCAATGTCTGTCCGATCATAGACGCCGTGTTTGACATCCGCGAGTCGTTCAACAAAGTTCTCAGGCAGATCACGCCAGTTGGTCTTCAAGCGCTCATCGGAGTTGGCCGTAACGGTTCCGCCGCAGGTCAAGTTGGTGCCGTTGAAGGTCAGGTTGGCAGAGCCAGCCATTGTTCCGGCGTTGTTGTACGCAACTTGTGTAGTTGTACCGATAACTGCGGATGTGGGAGTTGTCCAAGTAGGCGGTACATTTCCCCCAGAAGTCAAAACTTGGCCTGATGTTCCGTACGCAGTCCCGGTAGCACCAAACGACACGCCACCAGCACTGGTGATACGCATGCGCTCTGTGCCAGTGACAGTCGTGTTATTTGCCGCTGTATAGAAACGAACTTGAGTCGCTGCGTTAAACTCACTAAGTGCGCCACCCACCAAAATGATGTTGTCAGTCGCATTAGATTGAGCCGCCATACCAAGCGCTGGTTCTTCAGCATTTGTGTAGTGCTGAGTTCCAAATGTGCCGTATTTTTCTGTTGCATCTGTTTGATTGGTCGCAACCAATAACTGCCCACCAGACAAGGCATCAATTAAATTCAGTTTGGTTACGGGGGCGCTCGTCCCAATCCCCACATTACCGCTGGGATCGATACGCATGCGCTCTGCACGACTTACACCATATTGATTAGTTGTAAATGCAATGTAACTATCACTACTTGATGTGCCAGCTGTTGTACCTAAAGTAATGGCGGCTCTAGCCGTAGTAGATGGGTCTGAAGTAACTCTATTTTCCAATAGGGCGGTAGATGTAGAGTTTTGCGTTTGCGACCCAATGTTAATAGTTCCGTTTACATGAAGCAAACCATTTGGACTACTCGTCCCAATCCCCACATTGCCACTGGAGTCGATACGCATACGTTCTGTAGTATTGCCACCATTTGTTCTTGTAGCAAAGGCTAGATATCCTGCTGTGTTATTGTCAGTAGCGTTTTCTTTGCGCCCAGAAATTTGAGCAAAGTCCAAATAAAATCCGCTTGTGTACTGACCACCCAGCGCAATAGAGCCACCAATATCAGCACCAAACGCAGTAGACGCAAGAACTCTTAGGTTGCCACCTTGGGTTACCGTAGCGTTAGCACCTTTAATGTTTGCAACATTTCCTGTTGTTCCTCCTGCCCACCCTGATGAGCCGTTGATATCAAGCAGTGCTGCGGGGCTACTTGTCCCAATCCCCACATTGCCGCTTGCGTCTTTGTAGAACTGACCGCTGCCAAGATTGACGATGCCCGTGCCGCCTGTCAGCGTGGTGCTGTAGGCGAGGGACGTAAAGGAGCCTGTTGACGCTGTAGTAGCCCCTACAGTGCCGTTGATGTTGATGGAGGCCGTGCCTGTCAAGTTCGTCACCACGCCGGATGCTGGAGTACCAAGAGCGGGGGTAACCAAAGTTGGGCTGTCACTCAAAACTACAGAGCCTGTGCCCGTAGAAGACGTAACGCCTGTACCGCCGTTGGCTACCGGCAGGGTGCCGCTGACATGAGTTGCCAGACCGATCTTGCCGTAGCTTGGGGCCGAGCCAACACCGCCGGAAATCAGAGCATTGCCAACAGCCACGTCGGCCAGTTTAGCCAGAGACGTAGTGGTGTCTGCGTAGATCAGGTCACCCACAGCATAGGAGGTCTGGCCTGTGCCACCCAGTGGGGCAGAGACTGCGGTGAACCCCGTAGCCAACGAGCCTGCGGCCAGTGCGCCTGTGCCTGTGAGGCCGGTGTAGGAACCCGAGATACGCCCACTGGGCAAAGTACCCGAGGTGATGTTGGATGCGTTGGTTGTGTCCGTTGTGGCCGATGCGGCCAGCCCAGAGACCGCCCCAGATGCGATGGCAATGCCTGTGTTCGTGACGCTGGTAACCTGACCTTGCGCGTTGGTGACAAACACGGGGACGTTGGAGGCGGAGCCGTATGTGCCCGGTGTACCTGTGTTGGCTATGTTAAATGTGTAGGTTGGGGATTCGCTCAACCCTGTACCAGCCGTGTACGTAATAGGTGCGGAAAACTGCTGGAAAACAATCGCTGTTGTGCCAATTGTTATCGGAGGCGCAGTCTGCTGCACCCAAGCAGTATTGGCGTTGGCCGTGCCGCTGGTTACCAAGAAGAAGTCGCCCTCGTCAATCTGGTCAACCCCTGTGCCAACAGTGTCAAAGTCAGTAGCGCGAGTCAGTATGTATGGCGTTCCAGCGGTGCCAACCTGCGTAACTGTGTAAACACCGTTGTTTGCTTGCGTGGCTTCGTTCTTGACCAGCACCCGGTTTGCGACAACAGTAACCGTTGAGTCCACAGACAAAATGCCGTTGGCGTTTGCTGTAAGCGTTGCCCCTACCCCGGATGTCCCGTTGTTGTAGGTATTGGCTGGGAGCGCTGCGGTAGTTGCCAACTCCACAGCTTCGTGGAAGTGAATGCCGGATGCAATAGCGTCAGCGTACTGCTTGTTGACAATATCTGTGTTGCTGGTTGGAGCCGTGGAAATCGTGCCGGACGTAATGTTTGCCGTTGTAATGTTCGCAGTGCTGACACCAAGCGTGCCAATATCTAAAACGGTTACAGCAGACCCTGCCGTATCCAAATAAACCGCACGCTCTGCTGGGTACGTTACAAACACATCCTTGGAACCTGCGCTGAAAGAGACCTTACTGCCCCCGGCGCTGGACTCAAGAATCGTTGTCCGTGTAAGCGTGGGGCCAGCCGTGGTGTACGTGCCAATGCCCACCTCCCAGTCGCCTGTGATTGCATCCACAGCGGCGTAATAAGTGACGTTACCGTCTCCAATAACGGAGAAGTTTTGGAACCCAAGCGAAGCGCTCCCAAGGGTGAAGTCGCTTGTGCCCGTGGTGGTGGTCGTAACTTTAACGCGGTCTTTTACAACGAATGCCATTTTTGTTCCTTACGATGGCAGGATGGTCCAGCCGGGAGCCTGCGTAGTGCTTATATTTTGCCAGTTTGGTGTTTGGCTGTCATCAATTACTGCCCACACAAGAGCGCCGCCGATGTACACATAAAGCTGAACACCGGTCGGATACACGTTGGCTTCTCGCAGTGCCGTAAACGCCGCTACAGCGGAGGCTACCTCAGCCACTGCTCCGTTAAAAACAGCAGTGTTGGTTACCGCTGCCGCTCCAGACGCAGCCTCTGAAATACTGGCAACAACCAACTTGCTGGCAGTATTAGCATCTGCCCCTGACGCAGCCTCCAGAATAGACGCAAGAAACACCGCGCTGGCCGTTGGCGTAGCAAGTGCCGTAGCGCCTTCCGCCACACTCCCCAACATCGTCGCAATAACTGTCTGGGCTGCTTGAGTTGATGCCACCTCTGCTATCAATGCTGCAAAAGTAACTTGTGCTGTCTGTGCCGAAGAACCAGACGCCGCTTCAGCGGTGAGTGGGTTAAAGATATTGTTGATGGTATTGACAGCCGCCGCAGTGGACGCAGTCTCTGCATTGGTGGCAATCAGCACATTCCCAAAAAGGGTTGTGGTACTTGCAGAACTTCCGGTCTCGGCTACTGCAACGTCAAGCACCGCGCCCCCGCCACCTAAAGCAGCAAAAGGGGCTTGGGCAAATGTTGCGTAGCCAAACACCTATCCGCCTTTAGGTAGCAGTCAGGGAGAATGTGTAGGTGACGTTCAGTGTGTCGCCGCTGTCCACATTCTTGTCGCCGCCAGTAAAGTCACCGGCAGAGAACAAAATACCAGAGGTGCCGCTATCCACGGTACACAGGAACGCACCAGCGATTGTGACGGTGGCGTTCATAACAAACGACGCTGGGGAGGCCGAGTTTGAGATCACCGATGGGTTGGCGGTAGTGGCCGTGCCAAATACCGCTGCTTTACGAGCACCAGCGTAGGCGGAGCTTTCCGTCCAGCCAGCATGGCTAGCCAGCGTGTCTCCAGCAGCAAATGTGGTGCCCGAACCGGGGCCGGTTACCAGACCCAAGAAAGGTGTGGCAGTGTATGAAATACCCTTAAAGTAATCCGTGACCATGTCCTGCACGCCCGTGTTCATAACGAGGTTGTGGAACGTGTCCGTCCATTTGACTTGACCGTCAGGGCCAACGCACTCAACGGAGTACACGCCGCCAGCGCCAAGGGTGTCAAACGCTTGCTTGTTAGCGATCATGCCAGCTTGCACGGCATCTTGAGTTTTGCTGTTTTCGATAGGCATAAAAGCTCCTGTTTAGCTGATTCTGACGATTGCACTGGTGGCATCGGCGGTTGGGAAAATGATCTGGAACGTGTCGTTGGAAACAGTTTTATCTGCGCCAAAGTCCAACACCGCCACGGACTTGTTGCCCTCGGTGCTGTTGTAAATCAAAGCGCCGCGAGCCGTAAACGATGCGCTTGTCCAAGACGTATTGGAGAAGCTGACAAACGCCGTGGGAATGTTTGCCGTATTGTTGCCCGAGGTTGGGCTTGTGGAGATGGCAAGTGTGTTGCCGCCCGCCGTGTAACCTGCGCCAACAACTTCAGCAGTTGTTGTATATACAGTCGTAGCCGGGCCAATCGTAGACGCCGCTGTGTAAAGCGCAATCTTAAAGGTGTCGGGGGACGTAGGGCCAAAGCTGTGAATTGCTTGGAGCAGTTCAACTTTAAAGCTGGTCGTTGCGGTTTGTGCGATGGTCATGTTACTGCCTGTCTATATTGGCCGGAACGATAAGCGTCTTGACGCTCCATACCGTCACCCAGACGTTTTGCGAGTGCAAGAGCTTCGTTGTATTTGGTGTTGTACAGCGTGACCATATCAGCCTCGCCCTTCATGTACGTCATGGCCTCAACCAAGCTGCCGTACAGCAGCACAGAGTCAAAGTTGTCGCCCAGCCATGTCTGACCAGAGGCGGCAGTTGTGATCGACTCAGGGTAGTAGTAATAGTGGAGTTCAACACTGTACGTTGCATCTGGCGTAGGGCCAAGAATAAACGTCAACTCGTTCGGGTCATTGCTCTGCGAGCCAAATAGCGCGTAGTACTTGGGGATGGCTGTATCTGTGGGCTGTGGGTACGCCTGACGGATGAAGTTCACATCTTTGTTCAGCAAAAACTCGTACGCACCTGTAGCGTCAATGACAGCAATCGAATACGTAGCCAAGAAGTCACTCGGGCAAGCCAAGTACTTGTTGTTAGCTGTGATGCTGCCTGTCACGTTCTTGCGAATAGACGGGAACTGCACCGAGTTGTAGATGCGCTGCTCGGCCTGCTCAATCAGAGTATTAATCTGGGTTGTGCTGGACACGGTAGAACCGTTCGCCAGATATGTAGCTGGGAACTGATTTTCTGTGTACGACTGAATTGCCGCTACAAGCTCGGTGTATGTCATGCTTTACGCCATTGGGCCACGAGCCATCAGGCCCTTGGTAGCTGCGCCAGTGCCACGGATTTTGATGCCCGAGGTCTTGGTCGGCTTGTAGTCGTTGCTGTGATTGTTGCCAACAGAGACGTTTGCTTCACGCATGTACTTCTTGTTGTCGCTGATACCGGCTTCCTGCGCGGGGAGCTTCTTGCCGGTCATTGTGTGTGGCTCAGCATAGACGCTGGCATCACCAACTTCTTTGCCGCCGATCTTTTTGCTGTACTTGGCCATGATTAGCCTTTCCGACCGGGCGACTTCTGGTTGGCTACTTTAGCCAAACCACGGCCCATCTTGAGCATGTCGGCGTTGGTCTTACCACCCGCACGCATTTTTGTCGGCGTCTTGCCGGGGTGCATGTTTGCTTCGTGCTTTCGCACTGCTTTCTTTGCGTCCATCTTTCACTCCTTAAGTGGTAACCGTAACTGTACCAATTTGCACGCCTAAAGCCAAGAGATTTGGTGTCAGCGTGTCATCAAAAAACCTAGAGCCACCCACAGGGTTCCAACCCCACTGAATATTCCTACTGCCCTCGCCTTGGTATCCATTTGCCAAAAGCCCCGAAGCCACATAGCTACGGTCTGGACGTGGGTTACGCACAGCTTGCGGATCATCAACTGGATACATACCCAATTGAAGCTGCGGTTGATCGGGGTCCCAGCACTCAGGACACACAAGCAAATTGTACGTCTTAGTCTTGATAACCTCTTTCCTCAGCAGCTTTAATTTAAAGCGCTGCCCGCAGCGATCACACTCGCTGATCGAGTTCTTACCACTGGCGAACCTGTTGCCCATATCAGCTTATAAACATCTGACGCGGCACGAATCGCACCGCAGCTTTTTCACGATCCTCGTCGGCGGCATTCTGCCAAGCCTCGTCATATTGGGCTTTGAGCATAGGCAGGCGTTCAAAACCTGAAGGAATCTTGCCTGCTAAGTAATAGGACAAGCCCGCTGCCATGCAAGGCACAAACCGGAATGGGACGTCCATGACGTTGACACCGCCACCGGCATCCTGAGTGCGGCGTAGACGCCAGTAAGCCAGCGTATAGGGCTGCGAACCATCGGGCGTTGGCCAGACAGTGACGGCGGGTAGCTGCTCCCAATACACGGCTGCACCAGTGGTATGTGCGGCTGCGGTGGTGTCATTTTGAGCACGGAAGCAGTTATTCAGGGTATTCCCTGAGATGTAGCCGTAGTTGATGGTCTCGTTGTCAATTTTGACAAAGCCAGATGCGGGTAGGCCCACAGTAGAACTGAGGGTGATGGTCGTAGCCGTAGAGGTAATGGTGCCGTTCAGCGTCAGGCCAGTAGGTGAACTCTGTGCGTTGTACCGTTGAATCCAGATTTGAATAGGCCGTGCCTGCTGGATTTTGTTTGGGATCGTAGCGTAGGTGGAGACGCTGATCCGAGTGATGGTCAAGTCCGCCTGTGTAGACGCTGCGTTACCACCAGTACGGATGACGTGCTCAAGCAGGTCGATGGTGTCAGATGGCAGCGCGTAAGTGTTCTGGCCCTGCACAAAGTTGATGGTGCCCGGCTCAATCGTCCACATGTTGATGCCGCGATTGGCCCAATCAGCGAACATGATGTTCAGACTGCGGCGAGCAGTCCGCAGGTCATAGCCGGTACGCAGTTCGCTACCGGCGCGTTCAAACGCCTCCTCAACCAACTCTGTCAGGTCAAGGTTAAATGCGGAAGCGCCGGAGGTAGTTGCCATTATCTAAACCCTGCTGTTTTCTTTGCAATACGTTTTGGCTGTGCTACGAACTGCTTCCCGGCGGCTTTTCCTGCTCGCTTGGCTTTGGTCGTTGCAGCGTACTCAGCAGGGCTGAGACTTTTAATCGCAGCGCTTGGAAGGTATCTTTCGCCTGTTTCAGAAGATTTTTTACCACTTTTCGTTCTCCATTTTTGGTCACCCCAGTCTTTGAGGGATTTCTGAGGTGCTTTCAATCTCGATACCCCCCGCCTGCGGCTTTGTACTTCTTGGCCACAAGTTGAGCTTTACGGGCTGACCACTGGCCTGCCCCCGTGCCCTGCGTTGCAGCGGCTTTTACTTGGCTCACAATCCTCTTACGAAGACTTGGCTTTGTGTAGTTGCCCGCCGCATTAACCTTGCCGCCTTCGGCGTACATGTCCACCGGATAGTCACCGTCCCGCTTCTTTACGACTCGGGCTTTGGGCACTTTCTTAGGGTTTATGGCCCCCATGCCACGGCTGGCTAACATGGTTACACCATCCGACCTTTTGTGTGGCCCTTGGTGATGCAGCCATCAGCACGAGTGACACCGCCGCCAGCCATCTTTTTGGGCTTGGGCATGGGCTTTACAACAGGCTTCTTCTCTGGCTTTGGAGCCATCTCAGTGCTGGTCAATGAAGCCTCATACGCCGCGTCAATCTTCGGCTGGTCTTTTGCGTCTTTAGCCGCTTGCAGGAGTTCTTCTCTGGTTGCCATGACGGTTCCTTAACAAATTTTGCAGCGGGTCTTGCCTTTGGTGGCAATACCGTCAGCACGTTTAGAAGCCGAAGAGGTCATACCACCCGAAGCCATCTTCTTGACCGCGCCACCCTTTTTAAGGCCAATAGCTTCGCGCATACGCTCATTCGCAGACCGTGTATCTGTTGCACTACTGCCGCTTCTAGCACCCGCAAGATTTTTTTCAATC